CAACCGGGTCTTCGATACCCTTGATTTGATCCAGATCAATTTGCATGTTGCTTTTCCGCCTTCTCAAGTAGGTCCGGGGGTATCCACCCGCCATATTTAGCCTTAATCGGTCTTCCACGTTTCCACTTCACAAATTCCCCGGCTTCTGGGACCGACCCCCAATTAGCCATCTTGGTCAGGTGAAAGTCATTTGTAAGAATGGTAGCAATCTGGACTTTGGAAAGGCGCTCTGGTTTTAGCATTCCTTCATAGGTCTCATCGTATCGGGCAAAGGCTTTTCTAAATACCTCCCGGTGTTCTTCATTGGTGATAAGGTTCTCCAACAAATGATCACGGTACTCGTTCCACGTCTTGAACATCCACGGTAGCTTCTTAGCGGCCTTAAACAGTTCCTTGTGGTCCATGTTCCGGGCAACGTGTACCCCGCCTAGACGCTTGGTCAGAGCGTTCCACGTATCCTGTTCAATCTCTTGCATGAAGTAGAGCGATTTAACAGCGGTTTCATGGTGCAGATTGCTCACCCGCATTTCAAAGGCGCTAACCCCGTGCTGGTACATATAGTCATAAATCTTGCAGTAGGGTGCCCCTATCTCGTGGATGTATTTCCATACGTCTTTGTAGGTCCAATCCCAGATTGGGTAAAATGTATAGTGGGGCTGTCCCTTGGTTAGGCCCTTAGCCCATGTCACATCTTTGTATTTTGGGTGAGTGGTCAGCGATTGACGCCGCCCCGGACTTTCCTCAGCCCGTACCCCCCCTATGAGGCACGCCTTCTGATCTTCATGGTAGGTATGCAAAACATGATCAAACATATTCTTGAAACGATCTGTTCCAAAGATATTTTCATGGATACTGTTAGGCTCTTTAGGGCGCATCCATTCATCCCCGTCTTTCCAGACATAGAGCCATTCATCTTCGATAGACGCACTGTTGGATATCTTGATAGGAACCTGCAACCAATGAGGCTCAACGTCAGGGTCATTCATAGTGGTCCGCATGTAGTCAATCGTAGCTTGCCATTCCGCTTCCTGATCTACAAAAGTGACCTTCAAGGGAAGTCTGCCACGTTCCCGTGCAACCTCCATCGCCAGCCGGAAAACTACCGTGCTGTCCTTGCCACCCGACATGGCGACGTAGATGTTTTGAAACTCATCAAAGACAAAATTCATCCGCTTCCGTGCAGCGTCCAGAACGTTCTCTTTGGTCATAATTTTCATAATAGGTTCCACCCATCCATGTTAGCCGCCACGTAACCGCAGACCTGTGCGTTGTAGTCGCTCATGACAAACTCACGGCCCGCCTCTTTGAACAGCCGCCCGGTGGTCCCATACCCGCAGCAAAAATCACCCACGACGTTGTAGTGCTGTGCGAGGTCTCGGATGATGTCTTTATTGGACGCCCCGCTTGCCATGGCTCCATTCCAGAAACAGACCGGGGTAAGGTTCCCGTTCAAATCGGCCTCAATGGAATAATCCGGGATAGGTAATAGCCGCTGTGCCTGTGCGCCAACGAACATGACCGTGGGGACATTCAGGGTTTCTATGATGTGTCGCACCGACAAGGCGTAATCCCGGAATGAGGATGTTTCGACCCCGGCCCGTGCATCAAAGTTTTTCAACCCGGCTGGCCAAGAGGGTTCCGCATAGAGAAGATCGCATCTGTGATAGGGGTCCGGGATAGCCCGGTCATTCACGTCCCAGACCATGACCCAACATTCATTCTCGCAGTAGGGTTCTGCCAGCGGTGCGCCTTCTTCCAGTTTCCCGGCAGCAAGGGCGGAGTGGTAGGGGATATTCATGGCGTTTCCTTAAAGATTGAAGTAGTCCATCAGTTTTTGTGCGCGGTGTGGTGACAGTTCCGACGCTATCACGTCAGCCCCGTGTTCTACAAAGCGTCTAGTGTGTTGTCCATGCCCCGCAAAAGGTTCGAACACCTTGGTAGGTTTATGGTACTCAAAGACGTGATCAATCATTTCCCACCCTTTAGGATTTCTTGGTAGAGGCATACCCGAATTGAAGATGATAAAAACGTAGGGCTTCCCGTTAGTTTGAGTGGCGTGACATACCCGACCGTCCAAGTGGCCCCCGGCATGGCCAGCTTCCAATACCCGTGTGTGACCTTTAACAGAATACTCGACTACACAAGGTGCCTTCGGTGCGAGTTCAAACATTCTATGAAGGATCGCGTCAATCGTGTTGCCGGGTTTAGGTAGCCCCGCGTCCCGTTGTGCTAGGGTTTCAAACATCTTGACCAGCCCTTGCTCCCAAGGTGGGTCAGTAAATGTCAGATCACAGTCCGCCGCCCTGTCAAGTGGCAGGTCCATGATGTCGCTTACAATGAAGTCTACCTTGCTCATACCGCAACTTTCCTAAACTTACCACGGTAGCGCGGGTGCGTTGGATCACAGCGGTTGATGATAGTGCTTTCGTGTGGGTTGTCGGTCATAAGCCAATAGCGCCAGTGTCCGACATATAGATAGGGTCTGATTGGAAATTTCAGATAGGCTTCCGGGGTGCCACACTCAAGAATAAATTGACAAGTCCGCACATAGACATCTGCGCTGTTCCAACTGTTCTTAGCAGTCCAGAAATGGGGCATCATAGGCATGGTCTTGGCATAGGTCCAAGTGTGCGCTTCAAGAACCGTTTGAAACTGTGACAATTCTAGAAGTGTCGGTTTTCTGGTCATATCTGTATCTCAAATTCTTCTCCACAATGAGGGCAGTTTACTTCATAGGTTTGGGGTGCCTTGTTGTTGGCACTATCAAAAGCCCCCTCAAGTTGTTCCTGTTTCTTGTCCATGTCGGACTGTGTAACCAGTTTGGTGTTCAGCGTCGGATCAAGGGTCGGCTTGAAAGCATTCGGGTCAAGGGTTTCCAAGTCCCAACCCAAGACGCCTAGATCAAAGTCCACAGATTGAAGCCGTTTGATCTGTGCCCCAAGGATGTCCATATCCCAAGAGGAATTTTCTGCCAGTTTGTTGTCCGCGATTTGATATGCTTCTTTCTGCGCTTCGGACCACCCCTCAACAGTCATGATCGGAACTTCGTCAATGCCAAGGGATTTGGCGGCTTCCACCCGTGCGTGTCCTGCAATGATGGTGAAGCCTTCATCAACCAGAACCGGAATGGTCCACCCAAACTTTGTGATAGACGCAGCGATTTGCTCGATTTGCTCGGCGGTATGCACGCGGGAGTTTTGGGTTGCCTGCTTTAATGAGCCTATGTTGACTGTGACAACCGCGCTGGCGGGCCAAGGGGTTTCTGGTGACATGTTGGGTATCCTACAATGAAAGGGGCCTGTACGGGCCTATTTTTGGGCTGTCGAAGCAATATGTATCAATGCTTGACTTATGTTTCCTAATCCTTCTGCCAGTTGGACCTCGCGCAAGTGCTGCATAACCACGTCACGATTGGCAGCATTCATGTGGAAGGTAAGGCTTACGTGTCCCGGATCAGCGGGATTGCCTGCATCAGCGTCTTTGGTTTTGGTAAGGCTTCCGGCAATCTTCTTGACCTCTTTGTCGGTCATAGCCCCCTTGGCAATCCGGGTAATAGCCATGTTGTCAAATCCGGTCAGGGCCAAATCAAGGCCAGCCAATTTGATAGCTTTAAATTCTTTGTCAAGTTTGGAGTTGTCCCACTTCGCCCAAGACACTGATTGGTTGATGACAATTCGGAGGGCCTTTTCCTCGGCGTCTGTCATGTCCCCCATGTCGATAGCGGGGACTTCGGTAAGCCCCATGGCCATAGCGGCTTTCACGCGAAGGTGCCCGTCTACAATGTCGTTCCCCCGGACAAGGATGGGAACCTTGAACCCGAACTTCTCAATGAGCGTGACCATGTTTGGTACGGCGTCATCATTTTTTCTGGGGTTGTTTTTGTAGGGGACAAGATCGGAGACTTTCAAAGACTTTATGCCAAGGGGCGCGTCTTTGGTTTTGGTGGCGGCATTTACGGTGACAGTCATTTGATCCTCCATTTGACGTTCGTTAGTATGACGCCCCCCGGAGCATTCGTCAACCTACGGACGCGAGATAGGCTTCTATCACTTTTGCAAGTTCGGCTTCAAATTCATTCTTGAAGACTGTCATAATATGTGCGGCCATTACCTCGGCTATGTCAGTGCTCGTTTCAAACTCCAAGGTAGAGTAGGGAATGGTGGAAACAGCTTTCATAGCCGGGAAGGTAAGCGCCATCTTTTTAGTTTGGTTTGCGTAGTCCACATCGGTCTCGAAAGAGAGACCCTTCAACCCGTCGCCATACACCATTGTTTTGATCTTACCCACGAGGTTGCCCATAACCTCCCCTTCAATAGGGATGAGCGTTTGCTCTGGTAAGTGGGTTGGACCTTTGGGTAGTTTGATCGCCATCATGAGTTTCGCGTTGTGTAGGGCTTCTTGCGGGCGCTCACGGGGGCATATGGGTGTTCGGGGGGCACCATCATCTTAGAAGCCACCGCACGTGCAGCGCGATAATCAATCTTCGTGATCTTGTCCCATTCAGCCCGCAATGGGTTCCCGTCCAGAGTGTCGAAGTGGAGGGCATTGTCGGGGTTTGATAACTCCCCGTCATAGATACCCTGAAATTGCCGCCCGGAAGCGACATGCACGGTGATGGCTTGGCCCTCGACCAGTTGGTTGTAGACGGTGTGCGCCTCGTTGCTGTCCATTGTCAGCCCCCATGTGGGGGAGCCACCCGAAAGAGCGGCCCCGGTTTGATTAAGCGGCGTCTTCGGTCGCGTCTTCACCAAAGTCAACCGTCATGGTAACTTCTGGAAACAGTTGGTCCAGAACGTTAAGGATGCGAACCAAGCCCGCGTCACCTTCGTCCGCTTGGATTTTACTGAACATGGTCAGCAATCCATCATCAGTCAAATCAGGAAGAACCGAACCCACCGTAGATTTAGAGGCCGGAGCACCCGTGTAAGCGGCGGCGATAACTTCCAGAGCGGCACCCGCGCTATCGGTGTTGCCTTCTACCTTGGCTTTGGCAATCGCCTGATCAATAATTTCTTTTTGATCGCTATGAACCGCAAAGGTTTTGTTGGTCATGTCTTTGGCGGTTTCTTCCAAGGTTGGTTTCGGGAGCGCGTTGCCAGCGTCCTTCACCTTCTGTTCGTTCACAGCTTGGATGAGGGGCACGTGTTTCATGGAACGTGCAGCTTCCATCCATGTTTTGTAGTTGCTGTCAGACAGGACCGGAAGAACGTGACGCAATGCAGACCACGATACACCTTTGAGTTCCTCAGCCGGGATGTTCAATTCTTGAACGGCGACAGCGTTCTGGATGAGGTGCATCCCTTTGCGGTAATGGATACCCGTTTCGGCGTCCAGATATTCGCGCATGTTGGAATAGCCCAACGTCAGGAAGT